GCTGTAATAGAATCGGGTTCAAGCCCCGAATCAGGTGAAAACCCTGCTGAGTCCTATAGTGAAGAACGCAACCAAAAGGTTAACGCAAGTAATCAAACGCGTTCTTTAAGATCAAATCATCAGGAATTAAACCCTGCTCATAGTCCAGAAAAAGTACCAAAAGCAGCCGCTATTTGGGAGCCTGCTAGCATTTTGACTGTTACAGGGAAGGATCCTAACTTCGATTATTGCTTTGTTGTAAACACACCAGAAGCAATTTATAAGGCCATAGAAGAAGGCAAGGAAGTAGATCAAGATCCTAACTGTTGTGCCAATATGCTGAGAAAAGAGGATCCCTCAGGGCAATGGTCCAACGTGAAAATACGAGGAGACCTTATCTTAATGCGAATGCCACTAGAGGTGAAAAAAGCGAGAGATCAATATTTTAAAGATCGAATCGTTAATTCAACGGCCGTGGTTAAGCAAATAGCTCAGGACTACAGGTCCGGTGGAGGTAAGGGATCAATTTCTGGTGAAATTAAGAGAGAAGTAGTAACAGAAAAAATTTAATTTATTAATCGCTAAATGGAAAAACCATAGGCGGCATGTCCAAAAGGATGTGTCGCCTTTTTTTTTGAGATTGAAAGGAGAAAAAAATTGGCAAATTCAGATACACCCTTTGGCTTCAAGCCAGTATATTATGATCCTGCATACGTTCGAGAGTTCAACGTAGACGCAGGGACCGCTACAGCAATATTCCGTGGGGATTTGGCTAAGCAAGACACAGATGGCAACGCAAGCGTTATGGCCGCTGCTAGTGATGATTTCGCTGGCATTGTTCTTTCTTGCCACAATTCAGACGGTAAAGAGGTCAACTCGCTATCAGCTTCAACCGCTGGAAAAGTAAGGTTAATCACCGACCCCGTTGCCCAATACGAAGTTCAATGTGCAGGAACGTTAGCTGCCACCTCTATCGGTGACCAAGCAGATGCCATTTGGACACACGCAGGCAGCACAAACACCGGACAAGCTGGAGTTGAGCTAAGTTCATCTTTGGCCGGAGACGGAAATAATGCCCAATTTACCATACTGGAACTAGTAAGACGTTCAGATAACGCTTGGGGCGCAAACGTAAAAGTGACTGTCCAAGCATCAGAGCATTACTTAAAAGCAGCATCGGCTGCGATCTAACGAAAGGAGAAAATAAACGATGAGCGTATCAGTAACAGATCTGTACCCGTACTTGAAAGAAAAGTACGACGACCAAATGAGAAATTATGAGTTTAATTTTGAAAAGGTTTTCACAACTAAAACTTCTAACCGGAGCACTGAGAACTACCTAGAAAACTCAATGACAGGGCTTGTTCCTCAAACAAGTAAATCTCAAGCATTCCCAGAGGATGATATCTATATCGGCAACGAGGTTTCTTTAACCGCACAAACTTATAAGCTACAGGTTCCAATTGCCAAGGAAGACCTTGAAGATGAAAACTACGGGATTTACGACACACTCCCTTCTAGTTTGGCAAAATCTGTACAGCAAACTGCTGAAACAGACGGCTTCAATGTCCTTAACAACGCTTTTGATTCTGGCGTGCAAACTGGTGGAGACGGCAAAGAGCTTTGCGCAACTGATCATGTATTAGTTAGCGGCGGATCTTGGTCTAATGAAATGACTACCCCTGCCCAGCTATCAATGACGTCTTTTGAGACTGCGATGATAGACCTAATGAACATGCCTAATTCTCGTGGCTTGAACTTTCGAGTACAGCCAAAGAGACTTTTGGTTTCCCCTACTTTTCACAAGAAAGCAATGGAGATTACCGGTTCAATTAAAGATCCTGAGTCAGCCCAAAATGCGATTAATCCATACAACGGTTCTGTAGAAGTTGTAGCAACTCCGTATTTAACCAATACCAACTATTGGTTCTTAACTACTGACGTTGAAGGTCTTCTTTGCCAAAAGCGAAAATTCCCTGCTGAGTTCGAAAATGCTACCCGAGAAACTAACGGAGACGCGCTATTCAGAGTTCGATATCGCTTGAAATTTGGCTGGTCTGACCCTCGTTCAATTTACGGCGTAGCCGCTACCTAAGGAGTAGAATTATGAGCTTATCAAGTTATCCAAATGGATTTAAAAATGGACAATTAGTCAAGAACGTCCGGGTACCAGATACGGTACCCGGGAACGTATTTTGGGTAGACTCTGGTTCCGGAGCTGACAGTGGTAGAGCTGGTCTTTACAACTACCCATTTGCGAGCCTTGATTATGCAGTCGGCAAATGTACCGCAAGCAACGGGGACATTATCTACATTAAGCCTGGCCACGCTGAGACTTTGTCTTCAGCGACCGCTTTGGCTTTAGACGTAGCTGGTATCACTGTTGTGGGGTTGGGCGCGGGAACGCTAAAGCCGACCTTTACCCTAGACACCGCAACTACCACGACCATAGCGGTTAGTGGCGCTAATACGGTTCTTCAAAACTTAAAGTTTAGTGCTAATTTTGCAGACATTGCGGATCTATTCACTCCATCCTCCACGAATTTCAAGCTTGTCGACTGTGACTTTGTTGCAACTGCTACCAACATGAACTTTGTTGAGATTGTTGATACAGGAACAACGAATAACGAATGTGACGGCCTTGAGTTCCACGGGTGTTCTTGGATTGAGCCAGACACGGCAACAACTTCTTTACTTAATGTCGACGGGGATTTAGACGGTTTAAAAGTATCTAATTGCTACTTTAATTTGGGCGTTAACACCTCAGATTTACCTATAATCGCAGTCGTTGCCACTGGCAAAGACTTAAGTAACGCTGAAATTATTGGTAATAGGTGTGTTCGATTAAACGACGCCAACCCATTATTAATTACCGCAGATACTACCACTGCTAACACAGGGGTAATTGCACGAAATCATGTTCGCCACTTAGATACTGCCGCAGAACTATTAGTAACCGCAGGAACCAACTTTGGTTTCTTCGAAAACTACGCTACAGCAGCAGTTGATAAATCGGGCTATATTTTACCGGCAGTCGATTCATAAGGAATAAAAAATGAGACCTATTCAAGTCACATTAACTCCTCAATCCGACGATGATGGTATTTCCCTGTCGCAGACGCCTGCGGCAGGGGGTGCCCAAGACCTAACAATTACAGGGGCGCTTGCCTCTGGTGGGTCTGTAACTCTAAACCACGGTCATTTGATTGTTGTTACGGCGGCAGCAGATGACTCTGCACGGATTTTCACTATTACAGGTACGGATTTTAGAGGTTACACAATAACAGATACTATTGGCGACGGTGCTACCACCGGCCCTAATGCGGGAACAGCCACCAGTACATCTTATTTTAAGACTGTTACAGGTGTTTCCGTAGACGCTGATACAGCGGGCGCGATTGAGGTTGGCGTTGATGGCACGTCTGCTTCTAACTGGTACATACTAGATGAAGCCGTGAGGCCTTTTAACGTAGGGATAGGGGCGGAGGTTACCGCAACAGCTACCTATACCGTTCAACATACTTTTGACGATTTACAAACCACATCAGATTTAAACTCGGTTCTTACCGCATTGAATCATGATGATTTAGCAAGCAAAACAGCGACCGATGATGGGAATTATGTTGTGCCAGTTAGGGCCTCAAGACTAATTATTTCAGCATATACATCAGGAACCGTTGTTTTCACGTTAATGCAGGCAGGATAATAATATGACGGTTAGCCAAACATCAAGAGGCGTCAGCATGATAACTGACGAACAAATCGAGATTTTAGCAGGGTTAACCACCTCAGAGGCGAACCAGTTGCTAAACATTGATTCCGCGACAATATCCACCGCTCAATGGGGATACCTGGGCGCGATGAATCAAGGCGTGGCGACGACTGATAACGTCACTTTTGGAAATATTGCGGGGACATTAACGACAGCCGCGCAAACAAATATAACAAGCCTTGGAACTCTGACCGGCTTAACGGTCAACTCATCGACAATAAACCTTTCGCAAGATACTGACTTTGTATTGAGCGGGGGTATAAACGGGCTTTCCATCGACGGGACAACCTTTAGCGTAGATGGCTCTAATAACAGAGTTGGGATCGGCACGGCGGACCCTGACTTTTTATTTCAAGTAGAAAACAGAGGAACCGGCGGAGTAACGGCTGAGCAAAACATATATGCTGGCCAAATAGCATCGGGGTCGTCTGGAAACGTGGCCAAGCTGTCTTTCACAACGGTTGGCGGCGGCGGGGGCGGAGTAACT